CGGGCGTTGTTTTGCAATTTCAAGTTAAATTAAAAGGCGAAGACGGTATTTGCCCACAAACGCCGTTTTATTTTTCAAATCCTGTTATTAGTTCAATTTCACCAACTTCGATTTATCAGGGGCAAACATTAAGTTTTACAATTTATGGAAGCGGTTTTGTTGACGGCGCAACGATTGAAATAAACGGAACTTTAATTACAATTAATTCAACCGATTTTATTTCCGATACTGAAATTCAAATAAACATTTCGGTAAATATTGCGGCTTTAATAGGGACGCGTTCAATAACTGTTACAAATCCCGATTCAATGCAATACACTTTTGAAAATTGTTTAACTATTTTACTCGATTAAAATGAGTTTATCACTGGACAAAAAAACAATTGAGGAATTCGATAAAAAGTTAATTTCCGATTTGCGTAAAAGTTTAGACGCAGCGGGAACAACTGCCAGCGGTAAAACAAAAGAAAGTTTAAATTCGGTTATTAGTTTAGGTTCTTATAAACTTTTCGGGCGTGCCTTTATTTACGGGCTTGAATACGGGCGAAAGAAAACCACGGGCGGCGGTAATGGAAGTTTAAAGGGAATTATTTTAAAATGGATAAATGACAAAGGAATAATTCCACGCGATAACATTAAAAAAGAAACTTTAGCGTTTTTAATTGCTCGAAAAATCCATAGACAGGGCGATTTATTGCATAGAACAGGAAAGAACTTTCGGGGAATGGATAAGCCCACAGGGATAATAAACGATGTTATCAATGACGGGAGAATAAAAGAATTAAGTAAAAGGTTAATTTTGGATTTTGTAAAGAGCGCAAAAACGGAAATCTATGGCAACGGAAATAATCAATAATATTAATTCGGTACTTCAACAAAGGGGAATTCGAATTAATACTTCATTTTCGCAATCGAGTTTTAACCCTACTAAATATCAATTTAGTTATTCAGGCGCGGCAAATTTAAACGTAGGGGATAGAATAATAATTCTTTACACATCAATCATTACAATCGACACCACAGTTTTAAATATTACGGGGCTAAATGTTACCGTCAATAATCCATCTTACACGATACTTTACCCGCCTATTTTCGAAAGCGATGTTATTTTACCGCCCAATGCTGGAAGTACGGAAATCGATGTAAATGTTGTTGCGGCTTTTAATCCCGTTGTAATTGAAATGCAACGCCAAGATTATAAAGATATGGCAACGCAAAGCGATTGGAACGGGACTTATTACCAAATAAAGTGCGGAACTAATTTTATGGGCGAAACGTTTCTTTTTCCGGGCTATGAAGTGGGCGCGGTTGTTCAGGTAATTACGGAAACAGGCGTTGCGGCAAACTTTACAATTTTAGATATTTCAACTTTAGGCGGTTTTGCTTATGCAACATTTAATAAAACTTGGAGCGTTTTTAATCCTTTCTTTTTAGCGATTGTAAATATTTTATCTCGATTAAACTTTTACGTAACTCTAAAAATTACCGATAATGCTTTTAATCCACAAACACGTGAATTAAGGTTTACACCTGATGCGCGGGGAATGATGCGCGCCGAAATTTCGGGGGCGTTACGCAGTTTAATTAATTTAAATTTCACGGAATATCAAACAACAATTGATGAAGTAAGAACCGAAGATTTAAATTTATATTCCCCATTTTATTTTGCAACAAAAGATAATTGGATCGGAAGTTCTGAAAGCTGGATTAATTATTTTGATCCCGAAGATGTTAAATACTGCATAGCGGGCGCGTTTCAAATCGGGGACCCGAACAACGGATATTATAATAAATACTTTGCAAATACAGTCGGCTCGTTTTATCATCCCGATTATATGCCGCAATGGATAACGCAATTTAAAAACCCTGTTTTTTTTGTGGGCTTTCCTATGTCGCTTTCATTTTTAGGGAATTCGACATTAACTGATTTCGATGAATTTATAATTCGTTACACGATACAAGAAACGGACGGAAGTTTAAACACTTTCGATACGGACCCGATTATTTTTACTGAATTTATTTCTTTAGCTCGAATAAATATTCCCCAAGCGTTAACAACCCATTTAACAGATATTTCAAACAACGGGAAAAAAGTTACAATTCGATTCGGGCATTTATATTTAGGCGAATTATTAGATTGTTTGGCTCCGATCACATTGAACGTTAAACGCCCTTTAGAGCAAAGCTGCAATACTTTTTATGTGCGGTGGTTAAATAGTTTAGGCGGTTGGGATTATTGGTTATTTGAACACAAAATTTACGAAGCATTAAAAGTTGACAACGGGAATAATTATCAAAGTTATTTCGATAACATTTCAGATATTTCAGATTTTGAAAATGTAACTTTTAAAAATGTTTCTCCAGCGGTACAAGTTGGTTCGGACACGTTAACAAGCAATGAAGCCGAAGGGTTAAAAGTTTTAACAACATCCCCGAAAGTTTATTGGTATAACGAAGAATTTTCGAAATGGATCGGGGTAATAGTTCAACCCGGAACATTTAACATTCGTTCAACTAAGGATAATTATTTCAATGTCGAATTAACTTTTGTAAAACCGCAATACTTTAATCAATTCGCTTAATGAATCAAATAATTAAAATCGGTGAAACGCCTTTAGATTTAGATTCGGGAACGGTTATTTCCACAACAAAACGCGTGGCAAATATTGGAACGCTGGAACGTCAATCGAGCTTTACAAACAAACTTAACTTACCAGCAACGGCGAATAATTTAGCCGCAATCGGAATGGTTCAGGGAAGTGATAATTCGACAAAAAAATATATTAAACAAATTGGTTCGGTTTCAACTAACGGAATCGAAATAATGAACGGCGCGCAATTTAGTTTTGAAAGTTTAAGCGATCGTTTAGAGGTTTTAATTAATTCCGATAACGCGGTTTTTTTTGATGCAATTAAAAAAACATTATTACGTGAAATTGATTTAAGCGAATTAGATCATTTGTGGACAAAAGCCGAAGTAATAAACTCAATTAATAATACTTACGAAGACGGTTATATTTACGCGCTGCACGATTCGGGCTGGCAATCTCAGTTTAATGGCTCATTAAATTGTTATGGAATCGTTCCTTCTATTTTCGTTAAATATTTATTTCAAAAAATAGGCGAAACTTTCGGGTACACTTTTACGGGTAACATTTGGAATGAAAGTTATTTCGAAAATTTATTAATTCCAGCGGTTAATTGTTTTGTTGGTGCGCGAAATATTGAGGAATTGAAATGTAATTTTATTACAAACACTTCGGTTTTATTGCCAAATACTGCAAGCACATTTGATACTTATGATTTTTTTGATGTCGTAGAAAATCCAACGGGCGGGGCTTTTATTGATAAATGGAATGTAAATCCAATTGGAAATATTTATTACATTCAAATTCCCGGTACTTACAATGTCGTTTTAAATTATAAAGCGGTTGTTTCACCTATTAGCGTGGGAAATTTGGTTTCGGCTGCATTTAAAATAAAAGCCGTACAAACATTAAATAACGAAACGACAATATTAGGTGAACAAACAATTTCAACGGCGTTTAGTGGTCCATTTGAAGGCGAATTAGTTTTAAATGTTGCGTTTGATGCTTTTGTTGAAACAACATTAAACCCAAATGTAACAGGATCGGAAAATACTTTAATAACAATCTATTTAGAATACGAAAGTATTTTTTCAGGGCTTACGCGCACAAATTTACAAGTTAACGAATTGAGCTTTAATATTAAAGAAATACAAAACGCGCCCGTTTCTCATTACAATCGTTTATATAATATTCAAGCAAATTTACCCAATTGGAGCTGCGGAAAGTTTATTCGCGAAGTTTCAAATTTATTCGGAATAATTCCAATTGTAAACGAATATACAAGGGAAATTAGATTAATGTTATTGAATGAATTGAACGAAAATAAACCTATTGCGAAAGAGTGGCAAAGTAAAATTGATTTAACAAACGATCCTGTTTATACTTTTAAAATTGAGGGGTACGGGCAAAAAAATAAATTTGAATATTTACCCGATGGGGAACAGTTCAATTATGAAATCGATATAGTTAACGAAAGTTTGCCGAAAGAAGTCGATTATATAAAATCCGAATTTACTTACTCAATTTATTCACGGATTTTAAGAAAAACATTTAACACGGTTTTTTTAGATAATTACAATGTTGAAACGGATTTAAATTCGGATTACACTTATTCGAATATGCTTTTATTTAATGGAAACCCGCGCATTTGTTTTTTATTTAGACAGGATACACAATTGATTTATTCAAGTTTTGGGGAATCAAATGTTATTAGAACTTTAGATATTCCATTTTTAGGTTTTGAATCGCAAAGTTTCTTAGATTTCAATTTAGAGTGGGAATATTTATACAAAAGATTTTACGAAAGTTTATTTAACGGAATTACGGATAACATTTTAAAAATTGAATTAGATTTTCGTTTAACTGAATTTGATATACAGGATTTCGACTTTTCGATTCCAATTTATTTACAAAATCCTTCGGGTTATTATTACGTTCAGGAAATAAAAGATTTTACAAGCTCACGCGAATCAACTTCGGTTGAACTATTACGAATTGGATAATTAATTTTAAAAACTTTTTACAATGGCAGAAACGCAAACTTTAATATTAGACATCCAATTTAAAAGCGAGGACGTAATTAAAAAAACGGCTGAATTAAAAAACCAAGTTGCGGGATTAAAAACCGCAAATGCAGAACTTTTAAAAAGCGAAGGGGAAATTACAGATGCTTATGTAAAAACGGCAACGGAAATTAAAATTTTAAATAAAGAAATTTCCAATAACGAAAGACAATTATTAATTCAAGCTCAAGCGTTAACCGCGAATGCTGGAAGCTATGAGGAACTATTAAGAAATTCGACTTTAGCGGAAATTGAATTAAAAAACTTAACAGGAACTTTAAAAACAAATGCAGACGGGACCGTAACTTTTACGGATGCTTATTTTAAAGCAAAAGAGCAAGTAGATAATGCACGCGAAGGACTTTTGCTTTTTAATGCTGGGATTAAGCAAGGAAATCAAAACGTAGGTAATTACCAAAATACTTTGGAATTAATGCGGGCAAAGTTGGACGAATTGCGAAAAACAATTGAGGCAACGGATCCAAGTTCAATTCAATTTACCGAATCTCAACAAGAAGCGGAAAAATTAGGATTAGCAATTAATGATGTTGAGGATAAAATAAAAAAATTAGGAGCTGAAGATAAACCCATAGCAGCAAATAAAGGTTTAAAGGATTTTGTAGCAACAAGCGCGGCGGCGGCTTCGGCTTCGGAATTGGTTAAATTAGCTTTTGGCGAAAATAAAAACGTTACGGATGCACTTGCAGCAAGTACAAAAGCATTAGCAATCGGGCAAAATATTTCCAATATCGTAAAAGAAAGGGGCGCGATTATAGATACTTTTGCAGCAGCCGGGCAAAAAACATTAATTGCCGGAAATGCGATTTTATCAGGTGGCACAACTGTTTTAACTGTTATAACAAAAGCGTTCGGGGTTGCTTCCGGAGCGGCTTGGGCAATTGCAACTTTAGGTGTTGCGGCTTTAATTGGTGGAATTGCCGCATTAATTATTTATTTTGACGATATTAAAAATTCGGTAACTGATTTTTTGGGATTAACAACAGAACAGGAACGGGCAGCAAATTCCGCCGCTCAACAATTTAGTAAACAAGCCGTCGCAATCGAAAGCGCATCCGATTCATACGACCGTTATAATTCGATAGTTGGGGCAACTTTTGATCGACAAATTAAATTAGCTTCAGCGGCTGGAAAAACAACTATTGATTTAGAAAAACAAAAAGCAAAAAGTTTCGAAGATTCAACAAACAAACTTATTTTACAATTACAAGCGCAATTAAACTTAGCAAAAGCGGCTAACGTTAGCGCAAAAGAACAAATAAATTTAAGCCGTCAGATTCAAGGTTTACAACAGGAAGTTTTAGATTCAAAAGCGGAAACCGCCGCGAAAGAAATCGCAACAGAAACGGAAAAAAACGATAAAATAAAAGAAGATAATAAAAAAGCCGCTGAAGATGCAAAAGCCGAACGTAAAAAATACGCTGAAACTTTGGCTTCGCTGGAAAACGAATTTAATCTAAACGAACGCCAAAAGTTAGCCAAAAGTTTCGACGATAAAGCCGCGGTATTAATAGGAAACGGAGCAAAGGAAGTTAAATTAAGGCAAGCAATAGAAACGCAAAAACAAACCGCTTTAGCCAAATTCGATGAAAACTTTGCAAAAGCCGAAGCGGACAAAGCACAAACGATAATTGATAACGCATTAACCGTAGAAGCTCAACTTTTAGCGATTCAACAGGATAGTTTATCAAATCGTTTAGCGGTATTCGAAAATTCATTTGCAGCGCGGGAAGCGGCACTAATTAAAGCGGGGGCAACGGAAGCCGAAATAGAACGAATTAAATTAGCGGAAATTCAAAAAATTAAAGATGGTTTTGCTACTGAAGATTTTAACAATCAGGTTGCAGCAATCAACGCGCAATTAAAATTAGATCAGGATGCGGTTGATTTAAGCACGGCAACCGAAGCGGAAAAGCAAACGGCAAAGCTGGACATTCAAATAAAAGCATTAGAAAAGCAATTGGAATTAACAGAACAGTTTGCGGGAGCGGATGGGTTAATAACAAAAGCCGAATTACAAGGAATTGAAACTATTAAAAACGCTTTAGCAGCCGCAAGAAAAGGATTAGGCGAAGTAAAACCCGATGAACCTACATTCGGCGAAGCGTTAGGATTAGATCCAAAAAGAATTGACGAAGCCGAAAAAGGAATTCAAGCCGTTTCAGATGGAATTGCAAAAATTCAGGAATTGAACGCAATGCGATTTGAAGCGCAAAAAAACGAAATTGATAAAAACGAACAAGCCGAAATCGAAGCCGTTAACAAATCAAAATTAAACGAAGAACAAAAGAAAAACGCAATTAGCGATATAAACAGAAAGGCGGCGCAAGAACGTTTCGAAATTGCTAAAAAAGAATTCGAAACACAAAAGGCGTTTCAAATTACACAGGCATTAATCGGGGCGGCTCAGGGTATTATTCAGGCGTTCCAACTTGGACCAATTGCGGGTGCTATCGCTGCAATCGTAGTCGGAGCCACAACGGCGGCGCAAATCGGGGTTATTCGTTCACAGAAACCCCCAGCGGCTCCGGGCTTTGCGGGTGGTGTAATCGGGTTAAATGGACCCGGCACGGAAACGAGCGATTCAATACCTGCCCGACTTTCAAAAGGTGAATCGGTTATAACTGCCAGCGGAACAAATTTCGCGCAAAGTAATTATCCGGGCTTATTAGAATTTTTAAATATTCGAAATCGATTCGCAACGGGCGTTATTAACTTTGGCGGGGCAAATGTACCAACGGCGGTTAATGAATCAACAGAACGCCTTATTTCGGCAATTGCGGGCATTTCTCCCGTTGTTAGGGTTACAGATATAAACAAAAAACAATCTGATTATTCAGAAGTCCGCGTAAATGGAACAATCTAAACAGGAAACTCGATTAGAGATTATTAAAAGACTGAGCGATTCGGGCGAAATAATTTCTTTGTATAAAGCTGGATTAATCGAACCGTTTGCGATTAAATATCGAAACATTTATTTCGATGTTGACACGTACCAAAAAATAGGTCAAACGCGAATGGATGCGATTTATAACGCGGCGCAAAAATATCAATGCGGAATACAAACTATTTATCGGGCGTTAAAATGGATTTCCGAAAAATGATTTACAATCTTAATGATAAACTTTTGATTTACTTAATAAAATACTTTTGACAAATGAACCACCACATTTATTTATACGGCGTAATCGGGCAAGACGTTTTTTTAAAGAACGTTATTGAACAATTAGGCGAGGTACATTCAGGGGAAACGGTAACGGCTCACATTCATTCTCCGGGCGGTTTTGTTTCGGAAGGTTACGCGATTTATGATTACTTAGTAAGTCAAGCAAAACAATTAGGTTTTAATCTCGAAACAATTGCAGAAGGTGAATGTAAATCAATTGCAACGGTTATTTTTTTAGCGGCACCCGTTCGAAAGATTACCAGCAATTCCGAATTTATGATCCATAATCCGTGGGGCGCAAATGAAGGGGATGCGGCTTCTATGCAAAAATACGCTTCGATGTTGAAGGAAGAAGAAAAAATGTTAGCGAAATTTTATTCCAAAAAAATTGGAATTGATATAGCTGAAATTTTACAATGGATGAAAATAGAAACTTATTATTCCGCGAGCGAAGCGGTTAAAATGGGTTTTGCAACTGAGGTAATTGATACAATGAAAGCGGTTGCACTTTATAACGAAAACAATTCAAACAATAATTTAACAAACTCAAAAATGAACAAGCCAAACTTTAATTTACAAAACTTTAAGGCGATTGCAAAACGCGCTTTAAAAGCCCTTTCAGGCGAAGCGGTAAAAAATCTCGATGCTTTTTTAGAAGACGGGACCGCATTATTTATTGACACCGAAGAAAGCGAACCAGCCGTAGGAATGACGGTTTACATTGCTGAAACAGGCGAATTAGCACCCGATGCGGCTCACACTTTAGATAGTGGAATGGTAATCGTAACGGTTGCGGGAATTATTACGGAAATTAACCCTGTTGCGGCGCAATCTGTTGAAGAAATGCAAGCAAGAATTACAGAACTTGAAACGGCTTTAGCTGAAGTTCAACCGATTATCGCGAATTTGTCAAACATTACGGGCGAATTTACACCGAGCGCAAAAGCACAAAGAACCGTTCAAACGGGTCCGGGTCGCGCTGAAGGTGTTTCAAAAACAAAGGCGGTTTCTTCTTTCGACAAAAGCCAAATCAAACCAAATCAAAGAGCAAAAAACTAATTCAATTTTAATTAACTTTTAAATACATAAAAAAATGATTTTAGATCCAGCAGATTTGACCTTCAACGGACAAGAAGCAAGAGACATTGGCGAAGCGGTAATTGAAAGCATTTTCGAAAATCCAGCAATCGCAGATTTAATGACGGTATATGATGGAATCGTAACTAAAAAACAAATTCCGTTTTTAGGTACTTTATCAAAAATTACTAAAAAAGACGCGGGTTGCGGTTCGGGTGTAAGCTCGAATAATATTCCAATGACTGAAAAGTTTTGGGAACCTGAAAACCTAAAAATTTGGTTACAACTTTGCGCCGAAGATTTGATTAACTCATTTTGGGTTTACGCTCAACGTTTAGGAATGGATCGTTCAGACGTTACAGGAACTACAATCGCTTCGTTTGTGGTTGAACGCATGACGGCGGCGGCTCAGGAAGATTTACTTCGTATTATTTGGTTTAACGATAAAGACGCGGATAATGTAAGCGGCGGCGGTGTAATTAAGAACGGCGTTTCTTTGACTGATTACAATATTATCGACGGTTTATGGAAACAAATTTTCGCGGTGGTTGCTGGAAATGCAGCGCGTAGAGTTACCATTTCACAAAATGCAGCGGTTTCAAAAGTTCTTCAATTAACTTTAGCGAATGACACAGGACTTACAATTTTTCAATCGTTAATAACAAAAGCGGATTCACGTTTAAAAAGTGCGCCCGATAAAATTTTGTTAACTACAACTACTTTGCTGGAAAATTACGCGGCTTACCTTGAATCAAAAAATAATGATGCTTCGTTTTTACGTATCGAAAACGGATATTCTACACTTCGTTACAGAAACATTACGATTTACGGAATTGATTTTTGGGATCGTACAATTCAGGCGGATTTTGACAATGGTACAACTTACGATTTGCCACACCGCGCGTTATTAACTACGAAAATGAATTTGGCAGTTGGAAGCGATCGTTTGGCGGATGCTGAATCGTTTAAAGTTTATTATTCAGAGGATACCGAACTAAATAATTTTAAAGGAAAGTATCGCGTAGATGCAAAACTTTTGCAAGATTATTTAATCCAAGCGGCTTACTAAAATTTAATTGCGGGGGAATTAACTTTTCCCCGCTTTTTATTCACTAATAAAAAAATAAAAATATGCCTACGGTAACTTGTCCCGGAATTAATTCCGATATTTTTTTAGATTGCACCAAACCGATTTCGGCGGGTGTTAAAGATATGTTGTACTTGGTGAATTTCGCTGATATAGCTTCGATTGTTGAAGATATAGCGAACCCAAATTTAATTGAAAGTTTTACACTTGCTCCGGGTGCTTTTTTGTATCGCGTTGAAGGAAAAAACAATTCAATCGATCCAACGAGTTCTTTAGTAAAAGCGCGTTATTCAAACACGTTTAATCACGAATGTATTTTCCGCGTTTTCGATAATGCAAGCGACATTAAACAACAGTTGGAATATATGACTAACGTTAAAATGGTTGCAATCGTTGAAAACAATTTTAAAGGTTCTTCGGGTGAAGTTCCATTCGAAATCTATGGTTTGCGTTCAGGTTTAACGATTAACGTTTTAACACGTGTTGTAAACGATGCTGAAACTCAAGGGGCTTATACTATTACTTTGAGTTCTTCGGATCAAATTAAAGAACCATATCTTCCAGCAACTTTGTTCGATACAAGTTACGCGGTAACAAAAGCGTTCTTAGAAGATTTGTTCACAGTATGATTTTAGACCAGCTAAAACGCGAGCTGGACGAATTGAAAAGCCCTTTGCTGCAATCTCGAAAAGGGGATGCAATGCAAAGGGTTTTTGTAATTTACAAAGAGGTTACAGGGCGAGAACCGAGGGGCGCACGTTGTTTTCAATGTGCGATTGATGCTTACTTTGAATTAAAGAAAATTTCGACTTCGGGCGAGGGTTGGGATAATTCCGTAAATTTGAACTTAGAATTAAATAAATCTAATAAAAAAGAAATGGGAACTTTGAAGAAATATAAAATGCTTACAAATTCTTTTAGAATGTTTGGAAGCCCCGACACGCTTACAATTCATAATGCAACAGATGAGAAAATTGATGAGATTTTAAAACACAATCCACAATTTTCAAAGTTTTTTCAATTGATTGAAAAGCCAGCAAAAAAAGAAATTCAAACGGAAACTTTGTCCGAAGAAATAACGCCCGAAGTAATCGAAGAAACTCACATTGATTCAAGTAAATTTGAAGCACCGAAACTTTCAAAGATTACAAAAAAAAAGGGCGGGAGATTGCCAAAAAAAACAATTTAATTAAATCATTCTTTTCGAAATGGAACACGGAAGCCGAATAACAATCCCGCGCAGCAATAAGCGGCTAATTATTACTTCGTTAAAACAGGAAAAAATATTAGGTTGGGATTCCGATAATAGTTACCCGCAAAGAATGGTTGACTTAATCGCGTGTTCAGGTGTTGCGACACGTTGCGTAAATCGTTTTAGAAGGTTTATAGTTGGGCGCGGTTTTTCCGATCCTTTAATTTATAAATCTGTAACGAATCGTAACGGCGTTACAATGGATAAATTATTAAACCTTTGCGCGAATGATTACGCCGCGTTATATGGTTTTGCGGTCCACGTAAAATACAACGGATTGGGGCAAATTATCGAAAGAAATTATATGCCTTTTCAGGACACGCGTTTGGCTTTAAATGGTCAAATTGCGTATTATAATAATTGGGACGGGTCCAGCCAAATAACTAAATTTAACCGCGCTGATATTGTTTATTTAAATCGTTTCGATCCTTCGAAAGTAATCGAAGAAATAAACGAAATGGAAGGTTTGAATTATGCAGAAAAAGCCGCAAAATATCCGGGTCAAGTTCTTTGGTATTCTCAGGCGGGTTTTAACGCTTACCCCGTAGGTTTAGCAGATCCCGTAGCCGAAGACATTGAAACAGATTATCAAGCTAAACTTTATAAAAATAAAAACATTCGAACTTCGTTTACTTCTTCGGGAATGTATATCGATTTTGGCGTTTCGGAATCTGAAAAAATACGCTTTGAAAAACAACAAGTTTTAACCGAATTTCAAGGCGCGGACGGCGCGGGGAATATTATGTACGTTGAGGTCGAACCGGGTCAACAAGCCCCAACGTTTACACCTTTTAACGCTGGTTCGGGCGTTGACAATCGTTTCGAATACCACGAAAAAAGCGTTGAACAGGCGATAGTTAAATGTTTTGCGATTCCTAACATTTTGGCGGGCGTATTGCAGCCGGGAAGTTTGGCAACGTCCAGCGAGTTAATAGAGGCGTATATAATATATAATTCGGAAACCGAACCCGATCGAATTGTTTTCGAAGAACAGTTTTCGCGTTTAATTGGAAAACCCGTTTCTATTTTACCGCTGCAATTAAGCACGGGTGCGAATGTTGAAACAACGATTTTAACGGCTCAAAATAATAATTCAATACGGAATATTGAAACGGAAGTTAAAACGCCGCAAAACGCATTAAATCGCGTTCAAATCAATTTATTGACTGATATATTGACGAACGTTGCAAACGGGGTTTACCCTTTTGAAACTGCAAAGGCAATTATCGCGGCTTCGTTTCCAATTTTAGCAAATGAGCAAATCGAACAAATTTTAAATCCATTCAGACAAAATGCAAACAATTAAATTAATTTCGGTTTCAGATATTCAATTGTTTCGGGCAATTTCTGATAATGTACCCGAAGCGCGTTTGGACCCGTATATTATCGAAGCTCAAGAATTGGATTTATACGAACTTTTGGGAAAGGATTTATATTTAAAACTTTTTACCGAAGTTGACCCGCCTACATTTCCAGCAACGTATTTTTACCCCGAATTAAAAGCACAATACGCGGGTTTTCTTTGTTATTCGGCTTACGCTCGATTACTTTCGCAAAATCAAACAACCGTTACCGCTTACGGGGTTGTTTCAAAGAAAACGGATTTTTCCGATATGGTCCCCGAACCAACTTTGCAACGTACCATTCAAGCGGCGCGGGGTGCGGCTCAAGAATACGCAAAAAGATTAATTGATTTCTTAAACGATAATGTTGAAAGTTACCCTGAATGGGAAACAAGCTGCAATTTTAGGGGACGAATAAATAAAACGGGAACGGCTTATTTAGGTTCGGTTCGTGGTAATAGAAGTATTTTCAATAGAAATAGATTTTAAATGGACGTTACAATAACGAACGCGGGCGGGCGAATTGAAATAGTCGATTTAAGAAACGGATTTACTAATAGTTACGATGTTTTAAAAGACGGTTTGCGTTTGTTTAATTTGGGCGATATAGTTCGAATAACTTTCGTAAATCGAAGAAATATTGAAATAGATTATACCGAAGTCGAACTAATAAACGGCGCAACTTCTATTATTCCTGTTTCGGGTGTTGACTTCCTGAATGAATTAAATGTTTTATTAGGGGATTTCGGCGGCGGTGGTCCGGGCGATGTTCCAACATTACAGGAAGTAACGGACGAAGGAAATACAACCGATAACGATATTGCATTTACAAACGCTGGATTAACATTCGATAACGGCGCAAAGTTTAAAAAGGGAACTACGGACGGCGGTTTAGGTGGTGCAAAGGGCGTGGCGCAAATTTGCTCAATCGATTACGAGTTAAAATGGGAAGCGGGGCGGCTTTACGTAATGGAGCAAAACGGCTTTACAATTCGTGAGGTTCGATATACTTTTACATCAATTCCTAATGAGTTTGACGATATAACAAAGGGTTATGTTGTAGGGTCGCGCTGGGTGTTGGATAATGGAAATGTTTACATCTGTTCAGACAATACCTTAGATAACGCGGTTTGGGCTTTACAAACGATCGGGGGCGGAGATATGTTTAAATCCGTTTACGATACTGACAATGACGGCAATGTAGACAAAGCGGAAACGGTGCAAATTATCGTTCGAAATTCAACGGGCGTAACATTAACAAAGGGGCAAATAGTTTATTTATCGGGCGCAACGGGAAACCGCCCGAATGCGGTACTTGCTCAGGCAAATAATGTAAATAGTAAAAAAACTATTGGATGGGTAACGGCTAATATTGCAAATAATTCAGACGGATTTGTTGCGATTTCAGGAAGCGCGCACGATTTAAATACTTCGTCTTTTTCTGCGGGCGATTTGCTTTATTTATCCGCTACGGTTGCGGGTGGAATTACTGCAACTATTCCAGCTCATCCAAACTATGAAATTTTTATAGGTGTTTGCGCCCGATCGCATCCAAATTTTGGGCGAATAATTTTTAAAATTGCTGAAGTTTTAGAAATTGAAAGTTTGCACGATGTTTTAATAACTTCGGTTACTGATAATGACGGTTTATTTTATGAAAGTTCAACGCAGCTTTGGAAAAATAAAACAATTGCGACGGCTTTAGGATATACGCCCGTAACAGATTTACGAACGATTACAATAAACGGCGTTACTCAGGATTTAAGCGCGAATAGAACATTTACTCAAAACTTCGAGTTAATTGTAGCGGCTTCGGACGAAACAACCGCGTTAACAACGGGAACGAATAAAGTAATTTTTAGAATGCCGCGCGCAATTACTTTAACTTCGGTCCGTGCTTCATTAACAACGGCGCAAGCCAGCGGAACGATTTTTACCGTAGATATTAACGAAAACGGAACTTCGATTTTAAGCACAAAAATTACAATAGATAACACGGAAAAAACAAGCACAACGGCGGCAATTTTGCCCGTTATTTCCGATTCAAGTTTAGCGGACGATTCCGAAATTTCAATTGATATCGATCAAATTGGAAACGGAACGGCAACGGGTTTAAAAGTTTATTTAATCGGAACTTATTAAAATGATTTTTGTAAATTCTTTTTGGTTTAAAAATAGATGTTCGGATGTTGACGTAATCGCATTCATAAACGCAACGGGAATAACAGATAATACAATTATTTCCGCTCTTTGTGTTTTGGTTACTTCATTAAAAAATAACGGATTGTGGACAAAACTAAGCGCAATTTATCCAATGGTAGGGGGAACCGCATTTTCTCACAAATTTAATTTAAAAAGCCCTTTAGATACAAACGCCGCTTTTCGACTTGCATTTACAGGCGGTTGGGTACATTCCAGCGGCGGGGCTTTGGGTAATGGATTAAATACTTTTGCAAATACTTTTTTAACGCCTTCAATTACTTTAGCAAGAAATTCAACTTCAATTGGTTATTATTCAAGAACAACCGCACTAATAATCCCCGATAGATATGATATGGGTGCTTATAATTCACCCGGTGGGACTACTTTAGGAATGTTAATTAATTTCAATAATTTTTTCTATTCTGCCGTAAATGATGGGGCTTATAATCAAGTAGCCACTACGGGTTCAGCGGGATTTTATTTATCAAGTAGAACGGCATCAAATTTAAAAAAAGGATATAAAAACGGAATTGTTTTACAAAATTCAACAACTCTTTCAACGGGTATTCCAACAATTCCCATTTATATAGGTCAGTTTAATAATTGGACCACAGGATATTCAACTAAACAATGTGCTTTTGCAACTATCGGAAGCGGTTTAAATGATACGGAATCGGTAAATCTTTACACAATTATTCAAGCATTTCAAACAACTTTAGGACGTAACGTGTAATGAAAGTTTATTTATTAACCGAAGAACAAGCGCAATTATTATTTGGTGTTGAATTTATGCCCGATAATTATTTTAATCCAATTAAAGACGCGAATAATAATTATATTATTAGCATTGAAGAAGTTGAACAAACTTCTATTGAATGGGTTAAAAATTTAGAATTGATTGATTATTTACCTTTAATTAATTTAACAGATGAAAACGAGCCAAACGGGAATTGACTTAATAAAAAGTTTTGAGGGTTTAGAATTAACCGCGTATAAATGTCCAGCGGGTATTGTTACAATTGGTTACGGCTCGACTTATTACCCGAATAAAAGCCCGATTAAAATTACCGATAAATTGAAAAGTATTCAGGATGCCGAAGATTTACTTTTAGTAACGCTTGAAGATTTTGAAAAAAATGTTTCGGCTTTATTTTTCAATGTTACATTAACGCAAAATCAATTTGATGCGCTTGTTTCATTTGCTTTTAATTTGGGAATGGGTGCGCTGGCAAAATCAACATTATTTAAAAAAGTTAAATTAAACCCGAACGATCCGACAATTGAATTAGAATTCAATAAATGGGTGAACGCGGGCGGTAAAAAATTACCCGGATTAGTACGCCGAAGAAAAGCCGAAGCAAAACTTTATTTTATGTAATTTTAAATTGAAAAAGTAATAAACCCAAATGCGATTAGGTTCGTAAACGGGGTATGAAAAACCTAATTACTTTATTCGCCTTATTAACTTTTGTAAACTACGGAAACGCTCAATGCGATTCGGCAAAAGTTGTAAAATCTTTTTGGGGTTTCCCTTCCTTTAACTCTTTAAACAACACGGGTCAATGTATTTCGGCAAATATTACCGACACGACAATTTGCGTAAAAGTTAAACAGATTTTAGCTACTCAACAGGCGCGTTTTAGTTATTCAAGCCCGTTTGGAAGTCCGTTATTAGTCAATGAGATTCGACAATATAATTCGGATTGTATTTTCACGGGATACGGGAATTTAATCGATGCGGGAATTGACACGGTTGTAATTTGTTTTGATATTTCGTCCGAATTAATCGATAACTTTTGCCCTTACTCGTTAATCATTTCTCCTTTAGCGGTTGAATTTTGCGGGCTTAGTGCGGTAATGGGTGCGGAATTCCTGAACGTGCAATTTAAAACGTGTTCAAATACGAATACGGATCGTTTCGAACTTATAATTTCGAAAGATTTAATTCGATGGGATATAGCGGAAACAATCCAGCCGCAAATTGAAAACAATTCGAATCAAAGCGTTTATCAAATTCAAACTGATAATTTCGAAAACGGAATTAATTATTTGGCTATTCGCGAAATTGATTTAAACGGAAACGAAACGCTTTCAGAAATTGCATATTTTGAATGCAGAAATAAAAAAAAAAGCATTGAAACATATTTTGATCTTTTGGGGCGCAATGTTGGGAGCGATTCACCTTTTAAAATAGTTCGAAATGATTGAACCGCGCAAACTCAGAACAGTTTTAAATATTATTTTTGAATATTGGAACTATTGTATCGGGTCGATGGCAATTATAACGGGCTTTTGGTTATTCTTTTTAAAGCAAATCGACAAAGAAACATTTGCTTATATTATTGGTGCGGTTATAACGTTGAAATGGGTTTGGAAGCCAAAAGAAAAGGGGGTACAAAATGATTGAGGAAACACGCGATTCAATCGTTCAAATTTCTAACGATACGCTTTTATCTTTTCATTTTTCGGATATTTCGCACGGTTATATTTCCGATTTACAAAATGTTTATTCGAATCAAACATTTGATTTAGATAAAAATTATTTTGTTGCGGAATCAGGGCAAATATTTTTTACTGAAAAAGAAACAACCGCTATTAATTATAATTTCGAAATCCCGAAAGTAATTATTCGATATTCCGATACATTAAAACTGAATGATTTGAAACACTTAAAACAAGGCGATACACGAAGCGCAAATGAATTAATAGTATTACATCCCCAAAACAAAACGATAAGCGTTAAAAACGACTTAAACGGGGTTTGTATGGGTATTGAATTCGGTTTCATGCTTGTTTGCACTATGGTTTATTTGTTAAACTCTTTTACTTCGTGGTTTACAATGTTTTCAAAAATTAACTTTGCATTGAAATCATAAACAATTAAAATTTAATTAAATTAATTTGCGCTTTTATTTTAAATAAATGAGCGCGAGATATATTCTAACAAATTCAATCGATTTATTTTACGTGGTAACCGATGAAAGCGGGGTTATTGTGGGAAGTAATGATTTGTTTAAAGAATATTCCAGCCACATAAAACCGAAAAATGTTTCCGAAATGATTTCGGATAATTCCGATTTTGGCGAGTTTTCCGATTCGGTGAAAAGAGCGAAGGAACGCGCGCCGTTACCAATTCGATTTTATGCTAAGACAAAACAAAAAAACGGGTCGATGCGCTGGAACCTTTGGAACATTTATTTTATTTTAAATTCCTTGCATTTTGTCGGGTTACCTATTACCGATGTTACTTCGATAACATCCCACGAATACGAAAAGCAAAAGCAACTTTTAGAGGATTTTAGATTTATGCTTTCGCACGAATTACGCCAACCTTTGACCAGCATTGCGGGGCTTGTTAAAATGTTAATTGAAAAAGATTTTTCCGAAACAACCGAAGAAAATATTAAATTGCTTGAAATGGTTAACTTATCAGTTGAGCAGCTCGATAAATCAATTCATAACTTAGTTAAAAAAGCCACGCGGCAAATTTAAAATAATGGAGCTTGAAACATATTTACCGAAAACCGATTTAGAAGCGGACGAACGATTAATAATGGTTGTTTCTAACTACGTAATGGAAAAGGAAATGCCTTTAAGTTTTGCTAAAAAGGTTTTAGAAAACAATCTCAGAAACAAAGCTGAATTTTCTAAATTTTGGATTCAACTATTATTAATAACTCAGGTTAATGTATAAGGGAATAAATTTCGTTTTGATCGCTTGTTTTATTTTAATTGTGTTATTATTTCGCAGTTGCAGTTTAAACCGCGAATACATTTCCGAACTAAAAAAACAAGATTCCGAAATAAACGATTTTAAAAAAACACGGCTTCAGGATTCCAGCTTTATTTATAGTCAAAATTTAGTGATTAAAATTAAAAGCGCGGAAATCCAAAAAAACGAACAAGAAATATTTGCGCTCCGGGTAATGAAAATAAAAAACCCGAAAGAGATAATTCAATTCAAAACGCGGTACGTTATTAAAACGGAAATCCCGATCGCGGAAACTGAAAAAATTGATTCGGTTAATTATTTGCGGGTCCCTGTTTCCTTTTCAAAGGGTGAAAGGTGGTTTTCTATAAATGGACAAATTTTGTCCAATGGAACGCTTGTAATCGATTCGCTTATTGCGCCCGCACAATTTACCTATTCAGTAGGGGATACGCTGCGAAACGGCTTATTTAATCATTTGTTCAAAAAATCCGATCAGGTGGTTCGATTACATATTGACAATCCGAACATTCAACTGCAAGGAATGAGTAATATATATATTAAAGACCGCAAAAAATGGTTCGAAACAACGGCTTTTAAAATCGGTTTCGGGGCTTTATTAGGTTTCGGGCTTGCTTCGGCAAAATAATTTTCTCAATATTTACGGGGGTTATAGAACAAAATGCAATATTTTATAAAATAAATTTGGTTTGTATGATAGAATAATACTATCTTTGTTGAAACAAAACGAAACCCCTAAACAAATGACAACTTTAAAAGTAACACTACCAACAAAAAAATCAGGACAATTAGCCGTATTTACAATTCAGTTTTCAATAAATAATTTTGATGCAGTTATTGACGCGGTTTCTGAATGCACAATTGAAAATATTTTTAACTCAAATCTTTGGAAAGTAATTTAATTAAATCGGGCGGCTAACAACCGCCCACAAAACCCCGATCAAATGAAAAACAAAACACTCGATTTAATAATTGAAAATTACAAAACGCAACTTTTCTATTTAACGCGGCTCGATTATTTAACCAGCGATCAAAAAACCGAAGTCAATAATTTAATCGAAGCCCTAACGGATTTAGTGAACGCGCGGGTTATTTATGAGCGATTTTATGCAGCCAATTAGATACAACCTTAAAAACCTTCCTGAAGCCGTTAAATACTATTTCAGAAAGCAAGGTAGCGAAACAGTCGATTCAATTTCAAAAAAATTCAGCGTTCCCGTTGGAACCTTAAACGTAAATATAACAAGAGAATTAAAACGCAAACAACTTTTAAAAATGAATAATAGAAGCATAATTTTTCAAGGGCGAATGATTACCGTACATTATCACTACGAATTCTTTCCCGGCTTAATGTCGCACCCTGATTCAATCGAATTTGAATTTCATTCGATAATTTATAAGGGTCGAAACGTACTTTACATTCTTTCAATCGATAGCTTAAACGAAATTGAGAAAATGATTTTAGAGCTGGAAGATTTCGACCCGTCCAACGATGGACCCGACCCCGATGAACTTTACGATATGCGAAGAAATAACGATATATGAAAACGGAAAACGGAATGCGAATAAGAAAGTTAAGGCGTGAATTAGATATTACGCAAAACGAATTAGGAAAAGAAATCGGGCTTCAAAACGGGAAATACATTTCACATATTGAAAGCGGCTTTCGTAACTGTTCAAACGATTACGCTGAAATAATAATTAACGCTTTAAATAAACTCAAAACTAAAAAATCGAAGTAATGGACGCAATCAATTTTTTAATCTATTCAGGGGCTGCAATTGCGATTTCAGTTCAATCAATTCAAAACACCTATCTAAAAAAGAAAAACTTAAAACTCTCAAAAATGGAAAACGATTTGTTTTTAGAAAACGCCGAACTAAAGAAACACCGGGCGCACTTAAATTTCGTAATAAGCGAGCAAGCCGAAACAATTTCCGATCTACGTTCTCAGATGGAAAACCAATTTATAAACGTGGATTACTTGAAAACGATTTTATCGAAGTACCAGCGTTTAAATAACGAACTATTAGACAAAATCGATACGCTTGTTGACAAACGAATTTATAACGGCAAACAAAAAAAAGTAACTCAAACCAAAACAGATAAACCGATTTACGAATTCAAAACTAAAACCAACTAAAATGGAAATTCAGGGAACTCTAATTAAAATTTTACCGATTGAATCGGGATCGAAAAAAGACGGCGGCGAATGGTCCAGCCAAAATATAATAGTTGAGCAAGAGGGACAATATCCAAAACCCGTTGCAGTAACTTTGTTCGGGGATAAAATTAATCTCTTAAACGGAATCCAGCTAAATGACAAATTGAGCGTTTCGATTAATTTGGAAAGCCGCGAGTATAACGACAAATATTTTACGAAGGTTAACGCGTGGAAAATATCAAAACTATGAATAAGGTTATTATTAAACACAGTTTACCCCAAAACGATCAACGCTGGACGTTGAATGTACTTCGCGGGGCGGTTTTCCTTTCGTCAATTATAAATGAAAAAGACCAAACGATTTCTGTTTATTTTTTATGCAATCAGGAAGAAAAAGAAACAGAGGTTAGAATATTTCAGGATATTGGAACGGGTCGACCTTTTAATAATTCCGATCCCGATTATTTTTTAAAGCACGTTGCGACCTTATCCCAGCACGAAGGAAATATAATTCATCATTTATTTGAGGTTATATGTTAGGATTTATAATCTTTACATTTGCGGCGGCGGTTTCGATGTTATTTTTAACGATCCATTTAACGGATTTTGATTCGGAATGAGCAAAACACGCCGATTTTAACGCCTTGAAGCCCTGAAAACCTAACCTTTTTAGGGCTTTTATCAAGTCAAAACGAAACTAAACCTATTCATTTTCAACACGTTACAACTATTTTTAAATTATTTTTTGCGATGTGTTGTATATGATAGAATTAATCTATCTTTGAATATACCAAAACGGAAACAAAACCCCTACATTATGACAACTTTTGAACAATACATGACAACAGAAATTGAAAAAGGATTTATCAAAATGATTAAATTAGAAATGTTTTTAAGCGGAAAATCATTCGAAGAAAGCAAAAAACTTGTTAAGCAAGCATTAAAAGAACAAGGATTAATGTAATTCAAACGGGCGGGTAAAACCGCCCATATTTAAAACCTTAAAACCCCTACAAAATGAAATCTTTATTTGTCTTAACAGGCGCCGCGCTTTTAATTTTCGGCGGTATTTTAACGGCTCGATCTAAAAACAGAAAGCCGAAACCCGAAACCATTTGCGACAAAGCAAACAAGTTTAAGGAATGGATATTTTTTAAATCGAATTCCAGCGAATTAAATTACTACGCTTACAACCCTATTTTAAAACAGTTTATTGAGGTTATTAATATAATGGACCGTTACGGGATAAACGTTCGAAATAGTAGCGCAATGAACGCCGAAAGAATCATAAAAGACTATTTCCACGAATGCCGTTTAGAGTTATTCAGGAACTACGAAAAAACAACCGAAGCGAATTTTGTTCACGCGTTTAACTCAGTAAATATTGAAATAACAAAATCATTCGAACCAATTTTAAATAAACACTTCAACTAAAACCCCAAACAAATGAAAATTCAAAAACTTGCAAACGGCGAAATACAAATTACTTTTCGCCCTGATGAAATCGCAAACTTTCAAACCGCCTTACCGCTGGATGAAATCGAACCCGTTAAACGCTTCGAAGACTGTTTGCACAAAGTCCAATATAAAACGCGAGATTTTTTAAAGGAGCTTCGGGATCATTACGGAATCGGAACCGAAATAAAACGAAGCGATAAAAAGGTAAACGATTTACGTTTTAAATATCAGGTTTCAAACCTTTCAAAGACTTTGCAATTTCACGAAAAAAGCGGCTTATTAACTATCAAAAAAGCCAACGATTTAAACGATAATTCAAGCAAAATCATTAACTTTAAGTTCAACTTTTAACAACTAAAAACCCCATAAAAAATGGAAAACAAAACCCCAGCAAAAATCGAAAATACTATTAAAACCTTTTTCGAAAAGCCCGCCGTAAAGAATAAATTTCAAGAGGTAATCGGTAAACGTTCAACACAGTTTATAAGCTCGATTTTGCAAATTACCGCTAACAATTCAATGTTGAAAAACGCAGATCCGATTTCGGTTTATAACGCCGCGTTAATGGCTGCAACGTTAGACCTTCCAATTAATCAAAATTTGGGCTTCGCGTGGATTGTTCCATACGGAAAAGCGGCGCAATTTCAAATAGGCGTGAAAGGTTTAGTTCAACTTGCCCAGCGTTCGGGTCAATACCTGAATATAAACGTAATCGAAGTTTACGAAAATCAATTTGAATCATTCAACACGTTAACGGAAAACCTAAACGCAAAATTCGATTTACCGGGCGAAGGAAAAATTATCGGTTACGCGGCTTACTTCAAATTAATAAACGGATTCGAAAAAACTTGCTTTTGGACAACTGAAAAAGTTATTCAGCACGGCAAAAAATATTCAAAATCGTTTAACAATGGACCGTGGAAAACTGACTTTGACGCAATGGCAAAAAAGACCGTGCTAAAATCAACTTTGAGCAAGTGGGGTATTCTTTCAATTGAAATGCAAACCGCCGTTAAAATAGATCAGTCGGTTATTAATGACGAAACGGGCGAGAATGTAACCTATGTTGACCACGAAGAAATAGTAGTTAATCCCGAAATCGAGCGTTTAAAATCTTTAATTGAAAGTTCGGAAACAATCGAAGAACTGGAAGTTTACGCGAGTTCAATTCCCGAAGAACTTAACCAGCTATTTCAAGAAAAATATATGGATTTAACCCCGTCCGAAAAATGAACGCAGACAATATAAAATTCCGTTGCAGCTCACTTGGTGCAATTATGACTGAAGCCCGGGGCAAATCCGGGCAACTTTCAGAAACTTGTAAATCTGAACTAATAAAGATTTTCATTAACGAAAAATACGGACGTTCAAAATCGATTCAAAACAAGTATTTAGAAAAGGGAATAACTCAGGAAGAAGAATCAATTACGCTTTATTCGAAGTTCAAAAAAAACTATTTCGTAAACAACAAAACCCGAATGACGAACAAATTTATAACGGGCGAATGGGATATTTTTAAAAACGAAATTGTTACCGATATAAAAACAAGTTGGGATATATTCAGTTTTTTTAAAGCGAAAAACGAACCGCTAAACAAAGATTACTATTTCCAGCTTCACGGCTATATGAGTTTAACGGGTGCGAAATCTTCAACGCTGGCTTATTGCTTAGTCAATACGCCTTTAAATTTAATTGAACAGGAAAAAAAATCGCTTTGGTTTAAAATGAATTGCCCCGATCACGAAGCTATTGAATATTTGGCGGGCTGCGAAGAAATCGAACGGCTTTCAATTTATGAAGATATTCCAGTAAATGAGCGCGTTTTTGAAATCGAAATAGAACGGAATGAAGAAACTATCGAAGCAATTGAAAAACGCGTCTTAGAGTGCCGTGAATGGATGAATTTAAACCTTTACGGCAATGAGTAAAAAGGTTTTTGAAATCGATATTAATTTATTTTGCCGCGCCTATAATTTGACCCTTGCACAGGAATTTCGTTTTGATACTTCGCGCCGCTGGAAATCCGATTATTATATTTTAGAATTCAATTGTTTAATCGAATTCGAGGGAATGGGCGGGAACCATTATAGCGGAATGGGCGGGCATCAAACATTAACGGGTTACACGGCAAATTGTGAAAAATATAATCGAGCTTGTTTAATGGGTTTTAAACTACTCAGGTACACGGCGAAAAATTCAAAGGATTTATTAAATGATTTAAAAACACTATTAAATGAGAAATAAAAAACAAACGGCGGTTGAATGGCTTGTTAAAGAATTTAACTTAGAATCTTTTCCCGCAGCAATAAATTTAGCTTTGTCAATGGAAAAGGAACAAATTATAAACGCTTACGATGCGGGAACCTTTTTTTTAGAGGGCGAAGATTATTTTGAAAACACCTTTAAAAATGTAGGCGAATGCGATTTCAACTATTATGAAATTCGGGCGGGTAAATGCCAGCACGCGAAAATAGTTCACGGGAAAATAATTTGTGAATTAAAATGTTAAAATATGAAATGCAATTATAAAAAAAAATGGAAAAAATTAATTATACGAATTGTAGAACACAATAGACATCATAATCCAAACATTGATGAAACGTATGATAGTATTGGGATAAGTATTAAATTCAGAGTAAAAAAAATGGATACAAGCTGGGATAATAAATATTACGCTCCTGAACTTACTTTAACTCAATTAAAGGAATTACTAAAATTGCGAATTTGATTTGTTATTGAAAAAAAACTATATTTGTAAAACGTTCGAAGGTAGTAGCTCGAATGATCTAAAAACATTTTGCCCGTTGAGGGCTGCGAGAAACGGGAAAACTGTTTCGCTACTACCGCAGCTTTTAACGGGCTTTTTTATTTGAAAAATTATGACAACAAAACTCGAAGAACTGAAGAAAAAGGAATTGATTGAAATTGTTAAAAAGCTATTTATAGAAAAAAGGATAAATCAAATTAATAATGATTTCGCGAATAATGATTTCAAGAAATTTGAATTAATGGAGCTTTTAATTTTAGATGCTGCAATTGATTTAGATATTATTATTTTAAGTTATTTCGGTTACGATGTTTGAATATTTCAACGGCTTTTGGAATTGGGCTTTAAATAATCCTGAGAAAAATAACCCAACGGTAACGGCAATCTATTTTTATATTTTGAACGTTGCAAATGAATTGCGCTGGAAGGAATCCTTCGGGCTTAGTTCAACTCAGATAATTAGCGCGGTCGGTGTTTGTAATTATAAAACTTATAAAAAGAATCTCGATATTTTAGTTGAAAACGGTTTAATTAAAATTGTAGTTCAAAGCAAAAATCAATATCAATGTAACATTTTTGGTTTGGTAAAATTTACCGAAGCAAGTCCAAAGCAAAACCAAAGCAAGCCCGAAGCAAAGAAAAAGCAAAGCGAAAGCAACGCCCATAATCATAAGACTATTAAAGAGGATATAGACAATATAAACAATAAAGACTTTTTTGCAGAAAATGAAAATCAAGTTTCAAAAAGTTCTAATTTAGGTTTGCATAATTGGTTTGTGAAAGCAAGCCCCGAAGAATTTACAGAGCGAATAAATAAATTTAAGGAAGAACACCCAAATAGCGGTTATCCTGAAATTCTTTATAAAGACTTCATTAACTATTATTCAACCCCGCACAAGGACGGCGGAATAGAATTAAACCATCAAAGGAATTTTGGAATTCAAAATAAATTGCAGCAATGGATTCGAAACACTCAAAACGCTGGCAAATACGAAATTAAAACCCCTTCAAAATCTAAAATCTATTATGAATAACCCAAACGATCAAATCGAAAAAACCTTAATCGGAATTTTACTTTCTCCAAACGAAATTTACAAAGAAATCATTTCGCAAATCGGACCGCACCACTTCGAAAACGACCTTTGCCGAAAGACATTTCATTTTATAAAAAAAATAAATGACGAAAATAAACGCCCTGATCCTGTTTCACTTTTAAACGCGTGGAAATCTTCGGAATCCTTTTCAATGGATGAATACGCCGAAGCTCTTAAAACTTCTCAAAACGTAACGTATAACGAGAACATCCCCGAAATAATAGAAACGCTTCATAACGCCTTAATAACGCGAAATATTACGAAAATCTATTATGAAGTCGGAATAGGTTTACACGAAAAGAAACCCGGTCGGGATATAGCCGAAGAAATGATTAAACGCCTAACCAAACTTACCGAAGAAGGTTCGGAGCTGCAAAAAATCGTTGAAATGCCCGAACTAACCACAAACGAACGTGAGGCATATTACCGCCGCGCTGAATTAGCGAAGTCAGGGCAAACGAGCGGATTGGAAACAGGGATTGAATCAGTAAATAAATTTACGGGCGGCTGGCAAAACGAGTTAATTATTATCGGGGCGCGTCCATCAATGGGAAAAACCGCTTTAGCTTTATTTTTCGGGATGCAAACCCAAAAGCCCGGAATATATTTTAATTTAGAAATGTCGCAATCGCAATTAACCCAGCGTTTAATTTTGCAAAACGCAAACGAACGAATCCGATCTTCGGCACTTCGGGACGGGACGTTAAGCCCTGATGAATTAACCTATTTTGAAAAGACAATCGGAATAGTCGAAAACAAACCTTTTAAAATTTATGATAAAGCGGGCTGCGGGGTAAACGAAGCAATTCGCATAATAAAGCGGCACGCCCGTTTAAATGAGTGTCAATGGGTAATTATCGACTATTTGCAATTGATGACATTAGAGGGCTTTAAAGGTGGTAACAGAGAAGCGGAAGTTTCGCAAATATCCCGAACTTTGAAAGCCGCACAAAAGGAATTGAACATTCCCTTTATTGTTTTAGCTCAGTTAAATCGAAAATGCGAAGAAACAACCGACAAAAAACCTTCCCTTTCACATTTACGCGAATCGGGTTCCATCGAACAGGACGCGGACACAGTCGCGTTTATTTGGCGACCTGAATATTACGAATTAAAAAACGAAGACACGAACGCACCCTACACAAACGAAATATTTTTATTATTCGAAAAGCATAGGCAAGGGGCAACGGGTTCTGTTGGTTTTCGGCATAATTCGACAATGAGCAGTTTTCACGGAATGAATGAAAGCCCAAACCAATTTCAAGAATTAAAAACTAATTTGCAGCCGAATAAATCATTTTACGAAGTCGATCGAGAATTACCATTTTAAAAAAAAGCTATGAAAAAAATAATTGTTTCTTTTGGCGGTGGTACAAACTCAACCGCAATTTTAGTTAATATGGTTAAATATGGTTTAATCCCCGATGAAATACTATTTGCTGATACAGGCGGCGAACACCCGCATACATATCAATTTATTGACGAATTAAACGCTTGGCTAATAAATAAAAATTTCCCGCAAATAAAAACATTGAGGTATAAGACAAAACACGGGGACGAATTAACATTAGAGCAAGATTGTTTAAATAATAATACTATTCCCCCAATTGCTTTCGGTTGGAAAACTTGCAGCCAAAAATTTAAAATAACACCAATTGAGAAATATATTAAATCAAATTACCCTGATGAAAAAATACAAATGTGGGTTGGTTTTGATGCTGGCGAAGAAAGACGAATAAAGGAAAATCCAAATGAGAATTTTGAAAATTATTATCCTTTAATCGAATGGGGTTGGAATAGAGAAAAATGTATTGAAGCTATTGAAAATGTCGGTTTAACTTTGCCGGGTAAAAGTTCGTGTTTCTTTTGTCCAAATATGAAAAAAAATGAGATTTTAAAATTATCCGATAAATTAAAAGAGCGTATTATTAATATGGAAAAAAACGCAACAAAACTTTCTGAAATTAAAGGATTAGGGAGAAATAAAAGTTGGACAGAATTAATAAACTCGGACCGAGCGCAATTAAAAATTGATTGGGAAATTGAAGATTGGCATTCTCCAGCGTGCGAGTGTATAGAATAAACAATTAAAAAAAATAATTATGAAAGCAAAACCAAAATTTAACAAACGCGCGCAAATAAAAGCCGCATTAGATTTTACCGCCGAAATCTACGGGAACGACCTTTTAAAAACAAAATTGAAAGATAATCCCGACGCAATCGAAATATTAAATTCAACCCACGAACAATACACCCGCTTTGTAGAAAACGGAATTCGAGAAGCCCTTAAAAAAAACGGATTTGATTTTTTAGATCACGATTCAATGATTGAATTTTTAACAACCCGCTGCGAAATCCGAAGGGACGAAACCGTAATTTCTAAACACGGGAACACGAATCCGCTTAACGTGCTTTATTCAGATTTCAGAACTGCAAACGAAACTTTAATTTGTAGCTGGAATGATTCGCCCGAAACGATTGATAATTTAGGAATGCAGCCAAAATCCGAATCGTTCGAACTATGAAAAAACAAACCGCAATTAATTTTTTAACAAAAGAATTAATTAATAATTCTGAAAATGATTATTCATTTGCTCAAGCTCACAAAACAATTACAATAGATTTAGATTCATTCTATGAATTAATTGAAAAATCGCTTTTAATTGAAAAAGAACAAATTATTTATTCTTACCGCGAAGGACGAACGGACCAGCAAAGCGGAATTAAAAAATGGTACAATCGAAGCGCATTAGGTTTTTATAACGAAACATTCGAATTATGAAAGGTTATTCCCGCCAAAAGTTAACGTTCACAAAAGTTGAACTTATCCAGCAGCTCGAAAAATGGAACTGTAACCTAACCGATTTATTCGATGAAGATAAAATCGACATTGGAATTAAAGCCCTTGCATTTAATAAACTCGGAATCGATTTTTTATTTAATTCAGATCAGGAATTCGAAAAAATAAAAGATCGTTTGCACATTGAAATAAATTACTTTTTTTGCAACGGAAACCCTGAAAGCGAATTAATTAACTTCGATTATTGCGAAGTCGAAATAGAAATATTTCCCGAAGAAAATTATTTAAACCGCGCCGCAATAGAAAATTAATTATATTTGTTTCGAGGTTTTGAGTAATTGGTGGAAGGGGTTTCACTTAGTTTCGAAAGTCGAGCGTTAATTCGTTCGGCTTTTTTTATTTAACTTTGTTTAAAGAACCAATATTATTTTTTTTCGTTTACAGAGAAAAAGCAATGAGAAAATGGCAAATGAGCAAAATTTAATTCCGTTTGAAAAAGGTAAAAGCGGAAACCCAAAAGGGAGAACAAAAGGGAGCCGAAACCGATTAACTTTATTTCGCGAAAAAATGGAGCTTGTACGCAAAAGTTATAATTCACTAACAGGCGAAAGCGAAGAAATGGAGATACAGGAAGAAATGGTTATTCGTCAAATTGAAAAAGCATTAGAAGGAGATACCGCCGCTTTTAACGTTTGTATCGATTCTTTGCACGGAAAATTGAACGATAAAGTTGAGCATACCGGGAAAGACGGCGAACCGTTGCGCGTTATATTTCAAAATATGAATGAAAGCCCTGAACGTTAATTCCGCTTACGTCGATTTATACCGCCAAAAGAAACGATATAAACACTTATTTGGTGGTCGCGGGGCTGGAAGGTCGTTCGAGGTCGCACAATACGCTATAACTAAACTTTATTCCCCTGAATATTTCAGAGGGATTTTAGCCCGTCAACATTTTGCAGACATTCGAGGTTCCAGCTTTCAACAGATAATTGACATTATCGAAGAAAAAGAATTGCAAAGCGATTTTCATATTTTGGAAAACACAATGCAAATTACCCATCTAAAAACAGGGAATCGAATATTTGCAAAAGGTTTTCGGGCGGCTTCGGGTAATTCAACCGCAAAAATGAAATCGATAACCGAGGCAACGTTTGTTTGGATTGAAGAAGCGGACGAAGTTTCAAAGGACGATTTCGACAAGCTGGATAAATCTTTGCGCTCGATGAAAGGCGCGGAACTCGAAATAATATTTACTTACAACACCGATAACGAAGATTGTTTTTTAAAATCGGAATTTCACGATAAAGTAAGACCCGAAGATACTTTGCTAATTCACGCGACTTATAAAGACAATTATAAAAATTTACACCCCGATTACATTCGAGTTCTGGAGCGAATGATAAAAGACGATCCCGAAGCGGCGCGTTCCGATGTTTTCGGATTTTGGGGCGGAGGTAAACGGGGCAAGGTTTACGAAAACTGGCAATCAGTAGACGTTATGCCCGAAAACTTTAAAATGGAATGTTACGGGCTTGACTTCGGGTTTACGAACGATCCGAGCGCGCTTGTTCACATTCGACTTTCAGAGGGCGCAATTTATATTCAGGAGCTTATTTACGATTACGGATTAACGAACCCCGAAATTTGCAAGCGAATGAGCGAAGCGGGGATAAAAAGAAACGATACAATCTTTGCAGATTCCGCCGAACCGAAATCAATTCGGGAAATTTTAACCAGCGGGTTTAATATTCAATCGACTGTAAAAGGTCCCGATTCAATTATTCAGGGAATACAAAAAATAAAACAATACCCCGTTTTTTTAGTTCGAAGTCCAAACATTCAAAAAGAAATAAAGAATTACATTTGGCAAATAGATAAACAGGGAAAGACAATCAATAAACCCGTAGACCGATTTAACCACGCTTTAGACGCGATTCGATACGGGGTGGTTGGTTTAGTGGGAAGAAAAACAAAAGAATCATTTATTACAACACCCGGAAAACGATAATAAAAATTTATGAATTTACCTTTTGAAATTAACGGCAAAACGATTTTAATTGCTGGAAGCTGGGAAGATTTAACCGTAGGGCAAACAATCGATTTGCTCGAATGGGCAAACGGGGACGAAAAAGATTTGGTAACACTTGCAGCGATTGTTTCAACGCTGGACAAATCCGAACTTTTGGATTTACCCTATGAGATAATTACAAAAATTGCCGCACCCGCTTATAACTTCATAATGGAAACTAAACTCGAAAAAGATGAATGGTTAACCCCGAAAGAATTTAAGTGCGGCGAAAACGTTTATAAAACTTCCATCGATCCGGGTTTAATGAACTACGGTTGTATGGAGATATTCGAAAAAACAATTTCAAACGAATCAACCAACTTTTGTGAAAAAATACCTTTGATGCTTGCTTCAATGATTTACAAAGGAAAGTTTCGGGACCGTGAAATAGAAGCCCGAAAGGATATTGAAAACATTGCAAACAACGAGGTAATGAATATGCCTGTTTATATTGCTTATCCCGTTTCCGCTTTTTTTTTGAACAAATTGCAAATTTCAGTTCAAAAACAGCGGGAAGCAATGAAGGATATTCCGAACTCGAAACCCGCGCTGGAATTAAAGAGCTGGAAAAGTTTGGTAAGTTCGGCACGATCTATTCTTTATGCGAGGGCGACCCGTTGAAGTTTAGCGCGGTTTTAGACTTGACAATGTATGAGGTCAATTTAACTTTTAAAATGCGCTCAGAGCTTCGGAAATTTAACCAGCGGTACGAAAAGTTAATAATGCAAGAACACGAAAGAAAACATAAAAAATAAAGAAATGAGAATAGTTGAGATTTTAAAAAGTTGTTCTAACCCGATTATGGGCGCGGGCTTGTTTTATTCGGGTCCGAAGTGGCTTCAAAACGTTCAAGCCGACAAAGTTGTTTTGCCTTGCGTTTTTATGGACCAACCTATCGATTTTAAATTTATTCGGGATTCAAAGTTTGCCCAAATTAAAGAACAGTATTCGCCTATTATTTTATTTTGCGATAAGTCGCAGCCCGAATTTACACAGGACCAGCATAACGAAATAATCGAATCAAAAAGATACGTTGCGAATCAATTCGTAACTAACTTAATTTCCCATCCCGAAGTTTTCGAAGTGGGCGAAGTTGCGTTGAACGATGTTTTTAATTTTTTAGATCAAAATTTAACGGGCGTTGTTTTGCAATTTCAAGTTAAATTAAAAGGCGAAGACGGTATTTGCCCACAAACGCCGTTTTATTTTTCAAATCCTGTTATTAGTTCAATTTCACCAACTTCGATTTATCAGGGGCAAACTCAAAATATTACGGTTTATGGAACTGATTTTA